TCGCGGTCGTGCTTGGGGCGTTCGTGAATTGGCTCGCCTCGCTGCCGGTGATGACCCCATGGGTGCCATTGGCAACAAGGTGGCCACCTACATCGCTCACCAACAGCAAAAGGATCTGCTGGCCGCTCTGGCTGGTGTGTTCGGTCCTATCGGTTCCGCCAACACTGGCGCTGCCTTCATCGACCTGACCTTCGATGCCGGCGGTTCTGGTGAGACCCCCCTCACCCCTCGCCACGTTGCCAAGGCTCGCGCCCTGCTGGGTGATCAAGGCGACAAGCTGAGCGCTATCTGTATGCACTCGGCTGTCTACTACGACCTCGTTGAGCGTCGTGCCATTGACTACGTGACTGCAACCGAAGCTCGCGCTACCGCTGCTGCTTCTAACGCTGCCACCCCCGACGTGTTTGGTGGTTCCGTGGCTGGTGCTTACACCGCCGATGACAGCGTGCCCTTCTACATGGGTATGCGCGTGATCGTCTCCGACGATGTGCAGACCAGCGGCTCTGGCTCCTCGAAGAAGTATTCGACTTATTTCTTCACCCCAGGAGCAGTCGCATCGGGTGAAGCCCAAGGCCTCAAAACAGAGGTGGACCGCGACATCCTCGCGCTGGCCGACTACATGGCTGTGTCTTGGCACAACGTGTTCCACCCCATCGGTTCCCAGTACCAGACCGCCGGCGGTGCTAACCCCTCGCAGGCAACTCTGGCCACCATCACCAACTGGACCAAGGTGTACGAGACCAAGAACATTGGCATCGTGCGCGGCACCGTCACCAGCAACTTCGACTGAGGCTGATCTTCATGGGACTGACCGGGTTCAACCTGGCTCGTCGTGAAGAAGAGGAGGCTGCTGCTTCGGCAGTGGCCTCTGTTTCTACAGAGCCGGAAGTCTGCTCCATGCCTGAGCAGAAAGAAGCCCCCAAGCGCGGGCGCAAGAAGGTTGAGGAGGAAGGCTGATGGCCGTCTTCCAAGCAACCGAAACCGCTGGCACTCCTGGTGGTGCTGGCTTCGAGTTGATCACTGACACCAGTGCTCATACCGGGCGCTTCTTTCGCCTCTATGCACTTGAGGCATCGGTGATCAACACGGCCACGGTGCAAAACGCCAGTGGTAACACCTTCTCTGCTGTACCCATCCCAGCAGGCGGTGCCATTGATGGGTTGTTCACCTCGGTGACGCTCACCTCTGGCAAGGTTGTTGCTTACAAGGTCTGATGGCCGTGAAAGCTAAGGCGGGTGTTGGTGCTCGCCTTTTTACCAAGGGCAAACCCAAGAAGACCCGGCAAGGGTATGGCCAGCACAGCCGGCCAAATCACGGGCGCAAAAAGCTGAGAGGACAAGGGCGTGGCTGATCTGTCGCAGCAAGTTGAGGAGTTCCTTCGCAATGCGCTGCGGCAAAAACAGCTAGAAGATCGCCTGATCCGTCAAGCACTGAGAGACCTACGCACCACGCTGATCGCCGTAGAGCGAGTAGTCGGTCAGTCTGGTGTGCTTAGCGTTGGCCCTGGCCGTGAGCAGACCATCAGTGCGGTGGTGGCGGCTGTGGCCCGCAGCGTGCAGGAGAGCTTTGGTGTGCCGCAGCTGGCGGCATTGCAAGAAGCCCTGCGGCCGTTTGTGGAGCAGCAGCTGAGCTTCGCCCGCCGCATGGTCACCATGGCCGGCGGTGACCTAATCAATGAAGGCGCAGCGTCAGCATCTACGGCTCAGGTGCAGCGGATCGTCAACGATGCCGTGGTGGCCGGGAAGACGATGAGCACGCAGCTCACGCAGAGCCTGCCGGCGTTGGTGGCTGATCGTGTGGAGCGCTTTGCACGCCTTGGTCTGTCAGACATCGGCGGTGAAACCTTCGCCACTTTCGAGTGCGCCGTGGTGCCCATCACCGAGAACAACGTCGAAGCCCTGATCCGCACCGGTGTGCAGGAAGTGGGCAATGCCGCGCAGCAGGCGATCTATGAGTTTGAAGCGGACCCGGACTGGATGGGACCGGACGGCTTGGCCTGGACGGCCGTACTCGACTCGGACGTGTGCCCGATCTGCCTGAAGCTGGACGGCAAGCGGTTTCCGACCGATTACCGCAAGGTCTCACCGCACCCGCAGTGCCGTTGCTATCTGGTGCCTTGGAAGTGGCGCAATGAGGCCATGACTGATCCGCAGGGCAACCCAGTGCAGCCCAATCGGCTTGCTGATGGTGATGGCCCAGAAGGTGCGCTCTCGTTCAAGGTGGCTGCCAAGCAGTGGGTCAAAGACAACCCCGAGACTGCTCAGGCCATCTTTGGCAAGAAGTTGGGCCAACGCTTGTTAGACGGTGAGATCAGCTTTGATCGTGCCGTCAAGCTCTGGCAGTCACCTAAGCGCTAGGCGGGCAAGCTAGCGGCAAGGGTGTGCCGCTATGACCGTCACTGTCGTTGCTACTGCTGGCGCTGCTGATGCCAACAGCTATCTGACCGTGGCGGCTGCTGATGCCTTGGCTGATTTGTACCTCGGTACCCTCAGCTGGTCATCGGCCACGACCGACAACAAAGGTCGTGCGCTGATCATGGCCACGCGCTATCTCGATGAGTTGAGCTACATCGGCACCAAAGCCACATCCACACAAGCACTGCTCTGGCCTCGCAGCGAAGCGCAATGTGGTGACTGGAGCTATACCAGCAGCGAGATTCCCAAGCAGGTCAAGCAGGCTACGTTTGACCTCGCCGAATACCTGCTGGGTGATGGTGATGCGCTCTTGGGCGGTGGTGCCTCCAGTCGTGAGCTGATCCCTGGCATCCCTAACGCCAACCTGAAGCGTGCAAAGGTCGATGTCATTGATGTGGAGTTCAAAGACGTTGGACAAGCTGAAAGCAAGAACGCTCTGAACCTGCTGCCACATCTGATCAAAGTGCTTGGCTGTCTATGCCTGAGCGGTGCTTCCGCATCGGTTGGAACTATTCGCGTGGTGCGAAGTTAGACTATGGCCATGCGCGTTGCTTCTGGCCAGTTATCACTCTTCGCTGCACCACCTGCTGCAGTTGAAAAGAAGCGCACGCTGAACCATCTCGCCAAGCCGCTGACCCGTGAGGAGCAGCGACGCTTTGGCCGCATGTATGCCGAAAACATCGGATTGATCCGCATGTTCGGCGGGAAGCTTGGCCGCAAATACGGCCATTGCATGGCCCGTGAGGACATTTACAGTTGCGTCGACTTGGCCTTCATCAAGGCCTGCAAAGCATGGGATCCGGCTAAGGGAAAACTGAGCACGATCTTCTGGACGTTTGCTCAAGGCGAAGTGCTGCACTTCCTGCGCGGTAGCAACTGGACAATCAAGGCCAGCCATAAGGTGCGCCTGCTGGGTAACCAAGCGCGGCGACTGATGGCCTTGGGTTGGCAGACCCCTGCCATCTGCAAGGAATTGAGCTGCAGCCGTCAAGATCTCAAGGATGCCTTGCTAGCAACGGCTGGCATCGCGCACGATGTCAAAGGCTTTGATCTGCACGTCTGCCCGCGCCTGACACCAATGGAGGTGCTTGAAGCGGAAGAAGAACTAGAGCTAGCAAGGGCAAGCTAAGGCATCTGCCTTTCGCTTAGCCAGTGGCTGGAACCTACTTTGCAGCGTTGGACCTCCGCTTCTGGGTGAAGCTGGGCACCACCGCATCTGCCTCGCCAACAGACAACACCTCAATGACTGAGGTGCTGTCGCTCACCAATACCTCCATCTCGGTGAGTTCTGATACCCAGCAGGTGCTGGATTATCAGTCGGACTTTGGCTTCACCAGCCAGATCGTGACTGGCAACAGCTACACGATCAGCTGCGCCCTAAATCTCGACCCCACCTCTGAGGGTTACAAGATCCTCAAGCGTGCTGCACAGGATTCCGCGCAGAACGTGGCGGTGCAGTGGTATCGCGAACTGCCTCTGGTGGGCAGCAGCAACGCCGACCCACAGGTGGACGCTGGTGTGGCGTTCGTATCTAACTGGAGCGAATCGCTGGAGGCTGGTTCGATTGCTAGCTGCAGCTTCGACCTGCTGGGCTATGGCGCACCGAAGAACTACCAGCAGGGTGATCCTGTTGCCACGCTGACCGTCACCAGCGGCGGCGCCGGCCTGGCTGCTGCAGCGTCTGCTGTGGCCCTGGTGCCTCTGACCCCTGCCAACGGCAATGGTTCCGGTAAGGGTGCCACTGTGACCACCACTGTGGACGGCTCCGGTGTAATCCAGACTGTCACGGTTGTTTCTGGTGGCAACAACTACAAGGTCGGCGATACTCTCACCATCCTGGATGCTTCGGTTTACGGCACTGGCGACACTGCTGCTGTACTGACCGTCGCTACGGTTGCCTGAGCAAACTAAGCTGTCGGGTGAGTCATGAAGCGGCCAGCTGGAGATGGCCGCTTTTTTTTGCCTACAGCCCGCTGATGCCGTCTAAGCGTCGCCACTGCTCAGCAAAAAACTGTTCTAGCGGCTGCTTCTCTAGTGCCGGCTTAATCCAGTTTCGACCGGGTACAACCGTGCCACGGTTTGTGGTGTAGCCGGTCAACACCAGCGGTGCATAGGTGAAGCCTGATTTGCTCTTGGCGCCCCATGTGAAGCGCAGCTCTGTGGCGCTTGGGCGATCACGGCGCTGTGAACGCAGCAGCCCGCCAAGATCCACGATGTCCCTTGGGCTGGTCACTGTTTGACCGTTGCGTCGTTTGGTGGCACGCGGCCAAGTGAACTGCGTAGTTTTGATTTCTTCCTTGAGCTGATCACCCAAGACCTTGCCATAGCTGGTCAGGATTTGCGGCACCCTTAGCTTGAGCTGATTGGCATTCCAACCGGTCAGCTTCAGGCTTGCCTTGATTTGAATCGGCATCAGTTCTGACGGTAACGAACCAGCCGGATCTTGTCGCCCAGGACCTGCTGCAATGTTGAACCAATGGTGCCGGAGGCGCCAAAGGGAAAGCGCGAGCCGATGACCTCACAGGCCACGCT